ATGAGCTGCCAGCTGCTCCACCGTGAGCGTGGTCTCGCCGACAGTGCCGGACAGACTGTGCGAATGGTTCTCCGAGCCGCCTGTAGAGCCGGCGGGCACGGAATCCGACGCGCCCCGAATCATGCGGCCGCGCAGGTCAGGTACGGGCAGCCCATTGGTGGTGGTGCCGTCGCACAGGCACCAGTGCATGTCCGGGGCATCTCCCCCCAGCGGGATGGGAAAACGGTTGCCTTCACCGCCGAAGGTGCCGGAAAAAGCCAGGATGCCGCCCACAGGCACATTGACGGCGGAGAGCTTGCTCTCGATGGCGTCCTTGACGGCCTTACAGGTGGGGGCTGTGGTCGTGGAATCGGACAGGCCGGACGCCAGCTGGACGATGCCCGCCTGGGTGACACTGGCCGCCAGGACGGAGAGAAGCCCTTCCGGCGTGATATTCAGCCCGCCGCCCACCTGCACGAGGCCGGACTTGGCCTTGGTGGCCAGTCCGGGCTTGGCGTTGGTGATGAGCTGGCTGATGGCCTGCCAGAGCTGGCCATTGTCGCTTTTTTTCAGCTCCAGCCCGGCCCCGGTGATGACCGCCACCAGCTCCTCCTGAACGGCATTGAGCCAGGCCGCGGAAACGGTGGTGGCCGCCACGGGGACGGCGGGATCGCCTTCGGTGAACTTGTTGTCCGGCGTGGCCGTGGACGTGTCGATGCGATGCATGGCTATTCCTCGATGTAGGCCACAAGGCCCACGGTATGCGCGGGCTTGCGCCAGTTGATGATGCATTCAAGAATGGGATCGCCCCAGGTGCGCAGGGCCTCGCCCGCTACGGATTGCCCGGCCTTGAACTCGCGCGGAGCATCGCCGGGGGCCGTCACCAGAAACGCATGGCACCAGCCGCCATTGGTCAGGGCATCCCCGGCGGCACTGTGCCCAGCCTTGAACTCCCGGTATTCCGTGACCTTGGCCTCATATCCGGCCAGGGCCGCATAGCGGCGCAGCCAGGCCAGGGAGATGCCGCCGCGCTCCTGCAAGGCCACGGCCAGCAGGGCCAGGCGCTCCTGCAACAGCTGGCCGCCCAGGGCGCAGGGGCCGGGCAGGCCGTAGACGCGCTCGTACTCCTCCAGCCACTGCTGATAGAGGAAGGGCCGCAGCCCGCCCACGGCATGGGCGGCATCGGCCTGCACGCGATCCAGCTCCCGGCCTTCCATGGCCAGCGAGGCGGCCAGATGCGGCCCGGATGGGGCATAGCTGACCGGCGGCAGCAGGGCCGCCAGCAGGTCGGCGTGCGGCATTACAGGGCCTCCAGCGTCAGGGTGCCCAGGCGGCACCATTGCAGGTCAGTGGGCTGCACGTTGGCGGCCGGGGCGGTGATGACCACATCGGCCACGCCGGCCAGACCGGACACGGCGGCGGCGCAACGGGACAGCACCAGGGGCTCTCCGGGGCGCAGGTCCGCGATCTCGGCCTCAAGGGCGGCCCGCACGTCGGGACGCAAGCTCTCCAGAGTGGCGGAAGCGGCCACGCGCAGCTTGAGGGTCATGTCCACGGACAGGGCCAGAGGAGCGTAGACCGTGGCCAGGGCCGTCACGGGCCGCTCGGCGTCGATATGGGCCTGACAGGCGGCCACCACGTCCTCGCCGGGGATACCGTCCGGGCCGGTGATGACCACATCCACCGTGCCCGCGCCCTGCCTCAGCGGGTAGACCTGGGCATCGGCCACGCCGGGCACTTCCCGCGCCCAGCGCCGGTAATCCGCCGCCGTGCCGCCGGAAGGCGGGTTGCGCATGTATTCCAGCAGCCTGGCCAGCAGGGTGGCGTCGTCCTCGGCATCGCTGCCGCCGGTGAGGGTCAGGCGGGCGGCGGACTGCACGCCGGACGGTGCGGCCAGCAGGGTCACCGGGGCATCGTCCAGGTCGGGCAGCGCTCCGGCATCCACGGCCTCGCAGGGGACGGCGGCCGTGGCGGCCTCTGCCGCTCCGGACAGCGTCGCACCGGCCGTGGTGCGGTACAGCACGCCGGACAAGTCCTTGGCCTGCGTACCTGCGGACACCACGGCACCGGTACGGCCCGTCAGGGTAAGCGTGCCCGTGGCCCGTGTGGCGGCTTTGCGGGTGATGCCGCGCAGGGCGCAGTGCTGCTCAAGATATTCGGGGTCCGCCGTGTCCGGCAGCAGCTGGCGGGCCTGCCAGGCGAGGAAGTCGTACAGGCCGGACACCGCCGAGGCCGTGGCGCTGGAGCGGACGTACAGATCGCTGTCCCTGTCCTGCGGGGCCGTGGAGTCAAGGTTGGCGGCATCGCGCAGCATGCGCTGCCGGATGGCGGCAAAGTCGGGGATGATGTAGGGCATGGCGTCAGGCTCCCACAGGGACGAAATGCTCATAGCTGTAGCGCTGGCCCGTGGCGTCAGTGACGGTCACATGCAGCAGGCAGCGCCCGTCATGCGGCTGCTCGGCGCTGACCTCCACGGCCCGCGCCCTGCCGTCGTCCAGCAGGCCTTGCAGGGCCTGTTCCGCGTACTGGCGGGCCAGCAGGGCAATGCGCGGCACGTCCTTTTCCCGCGCCAGCTCATGCAGGCGGCTGCCCAGGGAGGTGTCGGCCCACCACGAGCCCAGCGGGGTCATGAGGCGCAGGTAGACGGCATTTTCCAGGCGGCTGATGCGCGCGCCGGTATAGTCGCCGGTGGCAGGGTCTATCCAGGTATCCATGCCTCAAAGACTAGCGGGCATGGGCGCAAAAAAAAGGTGGAAGCTGTTCAGCGCTTTCACCCTTCTTGTTTGTTGGGGTGCCGTGTTTACTGCGGCTTGCCGGTAGAGCCGCCGCCCGTCTGGACACCGGTATGCGTGTGCCCGGTGAGGCTGATGCCGCCCGCCGTATGATCGCCGGACGAGGTGATGCTGCCGGTCTGTGTGATGTTGCCGCGCAGCGTCATGTCCGCCGTCATCTCCACGCGGTCGCCCTTCTGGCCGGTGGCGGTCATGTTGCCCGTCACCGTGGTTTGCGGGGTATCCAGCACGATGCCGCTGCCCGCTTCCACCGTCACCTGCTGCCCCGCCGTCAGCCGGGCGTTGTTTTTGACGTTGATGGCCAGCTCGTCACAGTCGATCTCGATGACGCGGCCCTGTTTGATATGGATATACGCGCCGTCCTGGCTGTACATGCGCGCTTCTCCCGGCCCTACCTTGAGGCGGTAGGCCGCGTTTTCCGTGGCGATGATGACGCTGGCGGAGGTGCGCCCGCCCAGGGGGACCACGATGAGGTCGCTGCCTTCGGGCACGCCGCTGGAAAATCCGAACTGTTGCAGCACCTCCACGGCCTGGGCCTGTTCCCCGGCCAGGGCATCGGCCTGCGCCAGTTGCAGGCCCGGCGCGTCATTGCGGGCCGTGAGGCGGGCGCGGTAGGGGAAGCGCAGTCCGCGCAGGGCACGGGCTATGCGGTTTTCGACGATCTCGATGATGCTCATGGTGGTCTATCCGGCGCAGAGGTCGCAGGTGCAGCAGTCGCCGCCCTTTTTGTGGTGCTTGCGTCTGGCCTTGGGGGCCGTATCCGGCAGCCACAGCGCCCAGGGCCGCAGGTACAGGGTGGTGATGGTGCCGCCCTGGCGGTCACAGGACAGGGTACGCCGGGCCAGCATGGTGTCCACGTCCAGGCCCAGGGGCGGGGAGAGGAGCCGGATATGCATGCCCGGCTCCCATACGGCCCCGCTGTCCGTGCGATGGCCCCGCACGCGGGCCACGGCCTGCCAGCTCTCGAAGATGGAATCGGAAAGCAGTTTGTTGGCCCTGGCCTGCGCCTGGGCCGTGGTCTCCAGGTGGGCGGCATCGCGGATCAGGGGCCGGGAAAAGCCCGCCTCAGCGTCACGGGCCACGGCCTTGATGGCGGGCTGTGCGCCCTCGTGTTCGTCGCCCGTGCCCTGGCCCAACACGGTCACCTCCGACCAGCGGCGCTGGCAGTTATCCTCCAGAGAGAGGTCCAGCACGTTGTTTTTGGTGCCCGTCGTGTCCAGGATCAGCTCGGCGTCCACGG